GTTGGAAAGATGCTTATGAAAATAAATTTAATTCTGTATTAATACTAGAGGAGGACTTTTATCCAAATGAAAAATTTTCACAAAGCATAATTTCATCTATTCAAAATTGGGATTTAATTCATTTAGGTAGAAATTTAATGAGAGATTTACCTGAACAACAAGTTAATGCTTATTTTAATCGTCCTTTATTTTCATTTAATGCTCATGCTTATGCTTTAAGCAAAAGAGGAGTTGAGATAATTATTAGTAAACGTTTAGAGGAAAATTTAATTCCAACAGACGAATTTTTACCTACATTATATGATACACATTTTAGAACTGATGTAGTTGAATTGTTAAACAAACATGATAAACGTAAATTAAATGCTTTTGCTACTAATGTAGAATATATAGTTCAAAAAGATAATAAATCACAAACTGAAAATATACATTTAGAACCTGTAATAGAACCTTTTAAAATAAAGATTATGGATAAAGAATATACTCCGTTACATCCAGATTTATACCAATATTGGAATGATACGGCTGCCTGGCATAGAAAATTTTTAGTGCCTGGTATGATTAAAAAAGAGTGGGATTTGTTTGTTGATGAAGAATTTGATGGTACTTATACTTACCCACTTTTTACCAAAGAATTTTGTAATAAAATAATTGAAGAAGCAGAACATGCTAAGGTATGGACTTTTGCTCGTCATGAATTTTATCCAACAACAGATTTTGTATTAACTGAAATTGGATTTGATAAAATATATTATGATTTGCTTTGGGAATTTGTTATGCCTATGGCAATGCATAAGTTTGGATTAGAAGGTAAAGGATGGGATCAATTACAAGCTGAAAACTTTTTAGCACGTTATACACCTGATACTCAAGGGCATTTAAGTTTACATCATGATAACTCACATATTACTGCTCTAGTAAATTTATCTGAAAAAGATGTTGATTATACAGGTGGTGGTACTTGGTTTTGGCGTCAAAAACAATTATCTAGACCTCCACAAGGGTGGATAAGTGTACATCCAGGAAATATAACACATAAACACGGAGCTCGTCCTGTTTTAAGTGGTAAAAGATATATAATCGTTTCATTCATGAAAAATAAAGAATTTTAATTATGGGAATTATACAAGAAAAACCAACACAAATTACTGCTGAAGAATTACAAGAACTTAAAGATCTTCAACAAGCTAAACAAGCATTAGTATATGCTTTAGGCGAACTTGAATACGAAAAATTGCGTTTAGAAGCACAAAAACAATCGCTAGAAGCTCAATTCAATAAAGTTGTTCAAGGCGAATATGAAATATCTCAGCGCATATCTGAAAAATATGGAGATAATAAAATAGATTTAAAAACTGGCGCATTAGAGGCTATCAGTGCTTAATTTTTAGATACTTTTCATATATTTATCAGTAGACAAAATCTAATTAAAACATGGCTGAAACTTTATTATCTCCTGGTGTATTGACTCGCGAAAACGATCAATCACAGATAACTTCAGGTCCTATTGCTGTTGGTGCTGCTATTATCGGTCCTACAGTTAAAGGTCCAGTAGAAATACCAACTATAGTAACCTCATATTCTGATTATAAGAATAAATTTGGTGCTTCATTTGTTAGTGGTGGTGTAACTCTTGAATATTTAACTTCAATAGCTGCATATAACTACTTCCAACAAGGTGGCGAATCATTATTAGTAACTAGAGTAGTATCTGGTTCTAATAATTCTTATACCCCAGCAACCTCATCTCAAATCACTAATTTAGGTGGTACTGGTGCTTCGTTTGTTCTTGAAACACTTTCAGAAGGTGTTATCATGAATAACCAAACAGGAAGTGGTAATGCAACCTTATCAGGTGGTGCTTTAACAAGCGGTTCAGTTGATAATATTCGTTGGGCTATAACTAATGTTAACTCAGGCTCAGGTACATTCAATCTTATTATTCGTCAAGGTAATGATACTCAAAACCAACAATTAGTAGTTGAAACTTGGTTAAATCTTTCATTAGATCCAAATTCACCAAATTATATTGAATATGTAATTGGTAACCAAGTTAAAAATATCGTTACTGATGGTGATGGTAATTTAAATATTCAAGTTACTGGTTCATATGTTAACCAAAGTAGATATGTTCGTGTATCAAACGTACCAGCTCCAACTCCAAATTACTTATTAAATAACGGAACATTTAATTCTGCATATACTGCTTCTTTACCTGCTGTAGGTTCTGGCTCTTATGGTGGTGCCTTTGGTGGTGCTACAGGTCCATTATTCGGTAACGGTAGTGGTGCTTCTACAGGATTAAAAATGTATACTCAAATCGATAATATCAATATCCAAGGTTTATCAGGAAGTGATTACTCAAACGCAATTGAATTACTTTCAAATCCTGATGAATATGATTATTCATGGATTGTTTTACCTGGTGTTACTTATCAAAACGGATCTGGTATATTAAGTACCTTAATGGCTAATTGTGAAAACAGAGGTGATACAATGGCTATCGCTGATATGGTTAACTATGGTGCTGCTGTTTCAACTGTTAATACAGCTGCTAATAGCTACGATTCATCATATGGTGCTACTTACTGGCCTTGGGTTCAAGTATTATCTCAGGAAACTGGTAAATTAGTATTTGTACCTGCTTCAACTATTATGGCTGGTGTTTATGCTTACAATGATAAAGTAGCAGAAACATGGTTCGCACCTGCAGGTTTCAACCGTGGTGGATTATCAGGTGTAATTCAAGCAGAAAGAAAATTATCACCATCAGATCGTGATAGTTTATATATTAATAAAGTAAACCCAATCGCTACCTTCCCTGGACAAGGTGTTGTAGCATTTGGTCAGAAAACTTTACAAACTAAAGCTTCAGCTCTTGACCGTGTAAACGTTCGTCGTTTATTAATCACATTAAAAAGATACATTGGTAACATTGCTGATAATTTAGTATTTGAACAAAATACAGCAACAACTAGAAATAAGTTCTTAAACCAAGTTAATCCGTACTTAGAAAATGTACAACAAAAACAAGGTTTATATGCTTATAAAGTTGTAATGGATGAATCAAATAATACAGCTGAAACAATTGATAGAAATCAATTAATTGGTGCAATTTATTTACAACCAACTAAGACAGCTGAATTCATTATTCTTGATTTCAACGTTACTCCGACTGGTGTTCAGTTTTCATAAGAAAATAAATTAACAATATTTATATCAAACAATAGATAAAATGGCAGTATTAAACCCGAACGAAATCATGTTCACAGCATTCGAACCAAAAGTTCAGAATCGCTTTATATTATATGTAGATGGTATTCCTTCATACTTAATCAAAAAGGCTTCTGCTCCTGGATTTGAAGCTGGTGAAATCATATTAGATCATATCAACGTTTACCGTAAAGTAAAAGGTAAAGTTAGATGGAATGATATGACTTTAGAATTATACGATCCCGTAGTTCCTTCTGGTGCTCAAGCAGTGATGGAATGGGCTCGTTTAGCTCACGAATCAGTAACAGGACGTGATGGTTATTCTGATTTTTATAAGAAAGATTTAACATTAGATATCTTAGGTCCAGTAGGTGATATCGTATCTGAGTGGATTATTAAAGGTGCTTATGTTAAAACAGCTACCTTCGGTGAATACGATTGGACAGCTGATGCAGCAATTAGCTTATCAGTTACAATCGCTATGGATTACTGTATATTGAACTTCTAATTACACATAGTAGATAATAAAGAGGCGCTAAAGAAATTTAGCGCTTTTTTTATCAAATTTTTAAAAAATATATATTTATATCAAATAATGTTATATGATAGAACAAAACAATGTTGCAAATCTAGATTCTACAGAACAATCTAAATTTAAATTCCCAACAGAAACTGTTGAATTACCTTCTAAAGGTTTATTATACCCAGAAGGAAGTCCTTTAGCTAGCGGTAAAGTAGAAATTAAATACATGACTGCAAAAGAAGAAGATATTTTATCAAACCAAAACTATTTATCTCAGGGAACAGTTATTGATAAATTACTTCAATCATTAATTGTAACTAAATTTAGTTATAGTGATCTTTTAATTGGTGATAAAAACGCTATATTAATTGCTGCTCGTATTTTGGGTTATGGTAAAGACTATGATTTTATCAATGATGGAAGAAAAGTAACTGCTGATTTATCAACTTTAGAAAATAAACCTTTAAGAGAAGATTTAATTACTAAAGGTATTAATTCATTTGAATTTACTCTTCCACACACTAAAGCTGTAGTTACCTTTAAAGCATTAACTCATGGTGATGAACAAGCTATTGATCGTGAAATTAAAGGTTTGCAAAAAATTAATCCATCTGCTTCCGCAGATATTTCAACAAGAATGAAACATGTTATCACTTCAATCAATGGTGATAGTGAGAAAAAAACAGTTCGTGAATTTGTTGATAACTACTTTTTAGCTAAAGATTTAAGAGCATTCAGACAATATTATAAGGAAGTAGTTCCTGATGTTGATATGAAAACTAATGTTATAGCTGACGGCGACGTACTGGAGGGCGTCGAGGTAGGAATTGGACTTAACTTTTTTTGGCCTGACTCCGGAATATAGATTTAGTTTATTTAAGCAAATCCATGAAATAGTATTTCATGGTAATGGTGGATATGATTGGCATACCATATATAATATGCCTATTTGGTTAAGAAACTTTACGTTTAATTCATTAAAAAAATATTATGACGAGCAAAATGAACAAGCCGAAGCTCAAAATAATATTATGACTAATCAAAACCCATCAAAAACTGAAATAGCTCGACCAAATATAGCACCTAAATCAACTTATACAACAGTAACAGCGCCCAAAAAATAGGCGCTGTTAATATTTATATCCATCATACATTAGATAAATGGCCGAAAATTCAGCACAAAATACTGCTCAAGCATTAGAAGACGCAAAAAAGAAAATGCGTGAGCTAAACGAAGAAGTTAAACGTTTAGGTGGACAAGGCTTTGGAGATGTTAATGCTTTAATATCATCCATGGGTAATAATATTACCAATGCTAATAAGCAAGTACAATTAATGCAGGATGAGGTTAATGATCTTAAAAATGCATTTGGTAATATATCTGATACTTTAAAAAATGTAATAGCTGATATTAATGGTAGTACTAAAGCCTCTACTTTATTAACTCGTAATTTTAATAAGTTAGAAGATTACTCTCGTAAGATACAGGAACATAAATCTGAGGAAAATGTTTTAACTGTTAAGCAATTAAAAGAATTACAAAAGAAAGTTGGGAAAGAAATGGATTCGTTAAAAGCGAATCTATTAGAAGCAAAAGCACAAGAAACAATTCTTAAGCGTAAGCAAGAAGCGGGAACAATAACTAAATCTGAATCTGACGAATTATCAAAAAACTTAGCATACCAAAATGAAATTAATAGTGCCTTATCAGAACAAGAAGGTTACTTACGAAAAATAGTTCCTTTAACTGCAAAGGAAGTAGAAGAAGAAAAGAAACTACAAAAAACTCTTGGCATAACAGGTAATTTATTTAAAGGGATTACTGGTGCTCTTGAAAAAATTGGAATTCAAAGTGAATACTTTGAAGACATGGGTAAAAAACTAAGAGAAGCAGCTAAATCAGGAAGTCAATTACAAGTATTAGGTACAGGAATTAAAGGAGTATTTAGTGGAATAGGACAAGCATTAGCAGATCCTGTTGGTAAATTTCTCTTATTAATAGCATTAGGTAAAAAATTACTTGATTTTGGTTTACACTTTAATAAAACCGCTTCCGAATTAGGAAAAAATTATGGTTTAGCTGGCGAAGCCGCCCGTGGGTTAGTCCATCAAATAGAATATGCTTCTGTTGCTTCTAATAATTTATATTTTAATTCTAAAAACATAATTGAAGCACAACAACAACTTAATGATGAATTAGGTACTAGTGCTGTGTTAAGTAATGAATTAACTCAAGGACAAATTGATTTAACTAAAAAATTAGGATTATCAGGAGAAGAAGCAGCTAAATTATCTCAGTTTTCTTTGACAACAGGAAAGAGTCAAGAAAAGATAGTATATGAAATTACTAAAGCAAATAAAGGCTTAATTAGTAATAAAAAATTATTACAAGAAGTAGCTAAAACAGAAGGTCAATTAGCTTCGTTTTATAAAAATGATCCTATATTAATTGCTCAAGCAGTTAAAAAAGCAAAAGAATTAGGTATGACTTTGGAACAAACAAAGTCAACCACTGATGGTTTACTTGATATTGAGTCATCTTTAGCTAACGAATATGAAGCAGAGATGCTCATAGGCAAAAATATAGAGTTAGGTAGAGCTCGTGAATTAGCATTACAAGGTAAAACAGCAGAAGCCGCTGCTGAAATGCTTAAAAATGTTGGTGGCATCGCTGAATTTCAGCAAATGAATCGTATTCAACAAGAGGCATTAGCCAAATCAATGAATATGTCAGCTGATGATTTAGCTAAAACATTAACTACACAAGAACGTTTAGGTAAATTAACTAAAGATCAACGTGATAAAATAGCAGAATTAAGAGCTGCTGGTAAGGATGAACAAGCTGATTTATTAGAAAAAAATGCTGGTAATGATAAAGCATTAAAGTTAGCTGAAATGCAACTTGATACTGAAGAAAAACTAGCACAAGCAGGTCAAAAGTTTAAAGATGTTATTGCTAGTTTAGTTGCTGGTCCTATTGGAACTTTATTAGACGGCTTGTCAAGCGCTCTAAGTGTAGTAAACGATATATTTAAAGTTTTATCTGTTTTAAAAGTTCCTCTTATGATAATAGGAGGTATATTTGGAACTATTTGGACTGCTGCTAAAGGAATACAATTAGCAGAAACAATAACTACTGCTCTACAAGGTAAAAAATTAACTTTTAGTAATTTAATAGCAGGTAATACTATAAAAGAAAATTTATTTAAGGTTAAAAATAACGCTCAGGCAGCAGTTGAATTAGCAACAGAAAGAGGAAAAGTATCTTTTAAACAATTAAATAGTGCTTTAGAAAAAGAATCATTTCTTACTAAAACACAAGCTTATGGTATTGCTTTAAAAGAATGGGCTGTAGCTAAATGGAAAGCCTTGACTGGTAAAGAACAACTTGTTACTGATCAATCTACATTACTTGTTCAACAACAACAAAATGCAACTGAACAAGCTGGATTATTAGTAAGAATAAGAAAGGGTCTTGTATCAGCAAAAGACTACGTGATGCAAAAAGGAATAGCATTATTTGAAAAACTTCAAAATGCTTACGAAAGTATAAGTTTAACCCTTAAACAAAAAGGATTAGCTTTAACTATTAAAGATTTCTTTAAAAGTATAGGTCAGGCAGCGATGAAAGTTTATTCATCAGCCGCTGCTATTCCTTTTGTAGGTTGGGCTCTTGGTGCTGCTGCTGCTGCCGCGGTGGTAGGTTTAGGTATGAAGTTAATGACTAAAGGAGATGACGTTGTATCACCAGGATATGGCAAAAGAACGTTAATGGCTCCTGAAGGTGCTATTGCTTTAAATGATAAGGATACAGTAATTGCTGGAACTGATTTAGGTGGAAAAGGCAAAGGTGGTGGCGCCGCTGCAGGTGGTGGTGGAGGATCAATAGATATAGGTCCTTTAGTAGCTGCTATTAACGAAGTTAAAGCCGCGGTAGATGGTATAGTAGGTCGTTCAGTTGAAGTATATTTAGATAGTACACAAATAGCGCAGAAAATACAGACACCGATGGCTGTAACTGCTCGAAGAACAGGATAATAAAATATTTATATAAAATAATAAAACATGGCACAGATTCTCGACCAATTAAAAGATTCATCGTTAAGTTTACAGGGTAAAACTCCTGAAACTTCTCCTAATGCTTTGCCATCATCTACTAACCAAACAGTAAATGATTTAGGTAAGTCTATGTTAGATTTACCAGTAGCAAATCCCGAGAAGTATTTGGATAAAAAACCTCAATAACACGTGAATGCCCTTAATAGATTTAAAATCAGATCTAACAAACTTAAAGTTTGGTAATGACCGTCCTGGGGGCGGCAATAGTGGGCTTCCCTACATTAAAACATACTTACCACAAAACGATTTTGCTATTGATCAGTTGGGATTTGCTGCTGGAAAATACAGCATAGATTTCCCAATTAGAGGTGGTGCTAAAGCAGTTACAGATGCTGTAACTGATACTTTACGTATTACAAAATTTTTAGGAGATTTACAACGTGGTCCTTTCTTTGTTGCCAAACAAGTAGGACTTCAATTATCAAATCCACGTACTGAAGTAGGCAGTGTTTTAGGTAATACTCCTTATACTCAAGTTTATGTACCTACAAATACATTAGCTCAAGTTGGAGTTCAAGGAACAGGAATACATTGGGATAGACCAGGTATTTCTCCTAATACTAATGATCAACTAAAGTATGCTTATGTTGTTGGTCAACAAGTAGTAACTAATAATGGTGCAACAAACCGATTAGTTGCTTTATATAAACTTAAAATTAACCAAGAAGCAGGAGAAGTAGATCCATTATTAGTAAAAAAGTTAGGATTAGATGATAAAACACAACTTAACTTATTTGAATATTCTAATGGACCTGAAACAACATACGGAATAGGAAAAACAACTATTCCTAGATTTGAAAACACTACCCCATCATCTGCTTCTATATTTCAGAATCCATTTTTATTTGGAACACGTCCTAATCCTACTTTAGATTATAAAAGATATATTACTGCCTCCACAGCATATATGTCTCAAAGTGGGGATATTTTCAATCCTGGATATGTACAAGCTCAAGGTAGTTTTTATTTAAATAACATAGGACAACAATCAGATGTTATAGTAAATAACTTTTCTACAAACAGATATCCTACTAATTTTAGATTAATTACTGGTTCAAAACCAGTGTTTAATTTTTCAAAATATACAGCTGCTCAAAACATATTCGTATCTGAATCTAGAATAGCAGTAGTAAGTGGAATTGAAGCTAACGGGCAAAGTATTACAACAACTAATCAACAAAGAATAGTTTCTAGAAGTAATTACGAATCTACCCCTTATCCAGTAGTATTTAGTGGTTCTTTTGTTCGTCCTGCCAAGGCAACTCCTACAGAAGAGCCAGGTGGAGCTCAAACAGCTTATAAATTATACGAATCACTTGAATCCCCTCCTTTACAAGAGAGTAGAAGTAAGGATATAGAAAATAACGGATCAGATCCTAATTTTTCATCTCCTTCTGGATATACTTTTACATATAGTTTAATTAAACAAGGAGGAGCTAATGCTAAAAATAATAGAGGACAAATCCCTCAAGATTTTAGAAAAATATTAATTGATAACCAAATAGGTGATACTTCATTATATAGTTACGATTATAAAAGTCCTAGTATAAACATGCAAGGTCGAATTGGCTATGCTGATTCTGGTTTAACTACTTTTAATCGTGATAAAATTACTAATACTAATACTTCGACTCAAGATAGAGTAACTATGGTTCCCTTAGATAGCCAACTTATTCCTGGACAAGGAATGGCTAGGGATTTAGTAAAATTCTGTGTTGAGGGAGTAAGCAATGACAATCCAGTAAATACAACTAAGATTCATTTACGCGCTTATGTAAACGGATTTACTGATAATCATAGTGCTGAATGGAGTGGTTTTAGATATACTGGTAGAGGTGATCAATTTTACACTTATCAAGGTTTTACAAGAGAAGTAAGTTTGAATTTTCAATTACCTGCTCTTTCTAGACCTGAAATGAAACGCATTTATCAAAAAGCTAACTATTTAGCTTCATTATGTTATCCTGATTATAACTCTTCTGGTTTAATGAGAGGTAATATTGTATTATTAACATTCGGGGATTACTTATATAGAGTACCAGGATTATTAAAGAATGTAAATATTACCATTCCAGATGAAGCTGCTTGGGAAATAGCAATGACTGAACCTGAAAGAGGGGCAGATACTGATATGTATGAATTACCTCAACTTTTAAAAATAAGTTTGGGCTTTACACCTATTATGAGTATATTACCAAGAAGAGGTGCAGGTGTACCATTAATAACCCCAGCAAATAAAAACAATAGATTTTTAAGTGAAGTAGCAGCTATAAAATAAATTATGTCAGATAGATATTTATTCATACCACTCGAAAAAAAATTAATAAGTGATGATAAATCACCTTCAGCAAGACCTGTAGGTACACAATATTATCGTCCAACTTATTATCCTAACATAACTGTAACACCACAGGATAATTATATTATTACTAAGATAACAGATCGTTTAGATCTAATTGCTTTTGATTTCTATGGTGATTCAACGTTGTGGTGGGTGCTTGCTATGGCTAATAATTTGCAAGGAGATTCTTTATATCCTGGTGAAGGAGTTCAAATAAGAATACCAGCTAATTTAAGTTTAGTGTTAGCAGAATATAATAGAGACAATTCAACTTCGTTATAACAATGGCCGTTCTAGATTATACAAATGTTGTTGGAAAAACTTTTTTTGGCTATGTTAAAGATCAATTAGCTAAAAGAGCTGAAATTTTATCTAAAGGAGGAGGCAACGATCCCTTTACTGAAAGAACTCCACAGGAGTTAGAATGGTTAACTAATAGAAATGGATGGGTTAGAGTTACATCTAATATTGAAATTAAATCAGGCAATCCACTTTCTAACAAATATGGTGCTGGAGATGCATTAGCTAAAAAATATATTTTACAAGGCGGTGTTATATATGCTAACTCTTCTTTAAACAATGGTTCTGTTTTGAGAAGTGGAGTTGGTGCTGATAAGGTATATGGTGTAGGGTTTCAAAATGGAGATGCCTATGGAATGGGATTAAAACCAATGCCTGGTATAACAGGTTTCTCTATTGAATGTTCAGGCCCGTTTGGCGCTTTAAAAACAGCAAATATTAAGGTTAAAGCATATGATCTTGAACAATTTAATATTATAGAAACTTTATATTGCCATTTAGGAATGTCTGTTATAATTGAATTTGGACATATTCCATATATTGATAATGATGGTAAGTTTATTTCTACTCCAAAACTTTTAGATGTATTTAAAATTAATAGTAAAGAGCAAATTGCTCAAAATATCACTGCTCAAAGAAAAGCAACTGGAGGAAATTATGATGCTTTATTCGGCACACTAATTAATTATGGTTGGACTACAAGCAACGATGGTAGTTATGACATTGATTTAAAAGTAATGGGACCAGGTTCAGTACTTGAATCTATAAGTATAAATTATACAACATCTAATGTTCCTCCTTTAACACCAAAAAATCTTCCTATATATGCTGAATTTTTAGAACAAAGTGGAGGATCTGAAGGATCACCACCTGCTTCAAATTCAACTCCTACCCAAGGAAGTTCAACAGCAGGTACAGATAGTACGACTCAACCAGCAGAAGATCCTGCAAAAGCATTATTACCTGGAGTTATTGCTTCAAGAAATAATTCAATTATTCATAGACATTTATATAGAATATATGAAAATGCTTTAACAACTCAACAAGTATCAAATACAAGTAGTGGTTTGAAGGATCAAGATGATGCTAGTAGTGCTATAAGAACAACAACTACTCCTATACTCACAAATGAAATTTTTAAACAAAATACAACTTATAATTTTTTAAAAACATCAGGAGGAGGACTTACAGGTAATACTTTAGCTTTAAAAGGAAATAATGCTGCGATGATTGCAGGAACATCTCCTGCGGATTCTATTCCTTTTATTGATACTAACTTATTTAGATATCTTACTGTTGCTTATGTAACTAATCCTGATGATGGAGGTACTTCTGCTACAGCTACAACTAAAGACCAACTTCCTAGAGTTTATATTCCTTTTGGATATTTACTAGCAATTATACAATCATCAGGAGTGTTATATAATAGTTCTGCTAAGGATGCTACAGCAAAAGAAACAAAACCTTATATATATTTAGATTTTAATAACAAAACTAATTATTGTTTTGCATATCCTTGGGCTGTTTCAGTAGACCCTAATGTTTGCTTAGTCGATATTGCTAACGGACCAGCATTAAATGATGCTTTATTTAAAGGATCTACTAGCGTTGGAGTTATTGATTCTACATATTTTGATGATATCTATTACACAACTGTACCTAAAGAAAAATTAAATACCCAAAAATTAGTAGGTACAAATCACATATATAAAGCAGAAGATGATAAAGTAAGTAAAGTAATTCAGAGTGCGGGATTAGGATTTTATGCGGGTGAAAATAAAGGCCGCATTATGAACATATTACTCAACATAGAGTATATTGTAAATAAAATGGATGCTTTAGCTGGTAATAGTGATAAAAAAGAAGTTAGATTAGATAGATTTTTAAATGATATCCTTACTGATATTAACAAATCTTTAGGTGGGGTAAATGAATTTAGAGTAGCATTTTTAGATGAGTCCTATTGTATTCAATTAACTGATGAACAAAGATTAGAGAATCCTGTACCTACAGTAATTGATGTTATTGGTTTAAATTCAATTGTACAAAATTATAGTTTTACCTCTAAAATTTCCCCTCAATTAGCATCAATGTTAATAATTGGAGCTCAAGCAGGGGGAACAAGCGCAAAAGCAGCAACAACCGATGCTAGTTCTGTTGGACAATGGAATGCTTATGTAAAGGATAGAATTATGCCTGCTAAAGTAGATTCTACTGAGGGGGATGATAGTGGAGCTGTACAAGAAACACCTACAGAAGTTAAAGCAGATAATGAGGATATTGATCTTGAAGATGCTACAGAAAACTCTCCTGATGACCAATTATCCCGTCTTATAAAGGGAACATACGTTAATCTCAAATATAGTGAATCAGATATTGAGGGAGCAAGAACAACATTAAAAGATAAATTATTAGAACTTAAAGCAACCTTAGAAGATACTTCTGCTGCCCCCATGATTCCTTTAGAAATGAGTATAAAAATGGATGGCATTTCAGGAATATTAGTAAATCAAATGTTTGTAATACCTCCTGCTCGTTTACCTTTATCATATCAAGGAAGTGACCCAACAAAAACAAGATTGGGATTTGTAGTTAGAAAAGTAGAAAATACAATAGATAATAATAGATGGGTAACAAGTATTTCTGGTCAAAGTCTATTTTTAAAGAATGAAGTTAGTGCTGGAGTTAAACTAAAAAGTACAGACTATAAAGTTAATACCCCTCCTCCTACGGCACCTCCAACTTCCTCTTCAGGAACGGGACCTAGACAAACAACAGATCCTACTGTTCAAAGACAAGAACAAGAAAATTTACAAAGAGTAACAGTACCTAATTCTGGTAAAAATACAACAGCTAATACTTATACCTACATACCCAAAAATTCAACTAAAGAAGTAGATGTATTTATATTTTATCCTGGTGTTGATGTTGGGGGAAGAATAGGTAGAGATTATATGCCTCAAAAAGTTACAGCTGCTGCCCCTGATTGGTTTGATAAGTATGTTTTAGTATTCCCAACAACATGGACTACTTCCTTTTCAAGTGTTAAACGAGAAATAAATGAATTACTTACAAAAGCAGGTTTAACTCAAAGAACATTAAATATAGGTATTTATTCAGGAAGCGGAAATAATAGTGCAAGTGTATTAGCAGCAGTAAAATCATCAGGAAGAGAACTTAGAAACTTTATAATGATGGATCCTGTACCTTCGAATAATTTAACATTAGCAGTAAAATCAATTATAAATAGAGGGGGAACATTCCAATATTTATATTATAATCCAAATGCTTGGGTTGGAGAAAGTTATTATGGTTCTGTTGACAGAAACGGAGCACTTC